GGTGTTGGTTTCAACCACTCAGCTGCCCACGCCTCGTCTGCAGTTTGGGTACGAGCCTTAGATGTCGTAGATGCGGCAGGCTTATCAGCAATACCTAAGACCTGCTTCCAGTACTTAGCTGCATCAGTGAACACCGTCTCGAACATCGATGTGAATGTGACCAGCAAGGGTTTCACTGCAGTGGTCATCTTACCTATCCAGCTGATGACACCCTCTACCAAATCAGGGATCCACGAGTTGCCAATGACTCTGTCATACAGCCAGGCGAAGGCAGCTTCAATTCGTTGTACTGTGCTGATGACCTGTTTAGCAGACGCCTCGAAACCACCGAATGTGAACTTCATGTCGAAGCTCAGCATGTCCCCCAACATCTTAGCAATCTTCTGGAATGCGGCACCTGCCGTATCAGGTAGATCAGAAAAGAACACCAATAATGGCATCAGCGCTACGATAGCCTTAACCTTCAGGTAGGCCATGTCTGTGATGAAGCGAGTAGCGAATCCTGTGATGGACACCGCTAGCTTATCAATGAATATGGCGATAGGATTCGATCCACCGAACAGCTGCAAGACAGCCTGCATAATCACTGTGAATGCATTACCAAGGTTCTTCAGAGAGCCACCTATGGTAACGAATCGACTCATGTTCTTGTTGATCTCGTCCGTTTGTGACAGAATACCTGCGAACACACGATTCGCTGATAGTGTACCTTCCTCACCCATCAGCCGTAGTTGGCCGATTGATACGTTCATACTCTTGGCAATCACTGTAGCCAATTCAGGTATGTTCTCGAGGATAGACCGAAGTTCGTCACCCTGCAGTCTGCCAGAGCTTAACGCTTGACCAAGCTGCAGAATACCAGCAGAGGCTTGCGCAGCTTCTACGCCGGAGGACTTTATGATGCGAGCAACGTTAGCTGTCACTTGCAGTGCGTCCTTGCTAGATGCGCCGAAGTTCTCAGAGGCACGCCGCAGTTTGACATACAAATCAGCCACATCAGTGATCGCTATGCTTGCATCCATAGCCACAGCGGTTATCTCTTTGAATCGTTCAGCCTGCGCGCCTGTGCTTTTCTCCACGAGACGGAGCTTAGCATTCAGTGTGGCTACCTTGTCGGACAATGCTGCTACACCAACAGTTGCTACTGCGATAGCCGCGAATTCGCCAATAGAGCGTGTAGCTCGCATCAAGCTATCTGACATGCTGTTGGCTGACTTACCGATATCCTTTACCGAATCAGACAACCTGCCAAGCTTGGCCGTATTAGCCCCTGAGCCTACCTTATCAGTGGCCTTGGTGATAGCCTCAAGTTTCTCAGTTGTCTTGTCAGAGGCAGTACCGATTCCTGTAACAGCCGTGACTAATCTCTGTATGTCACTTTCGGCTTTGGCGGCATTAGTTTTTACTTCTAGTTCAATTGCCATACTACCTCCGAAAAAAATCCCCTAGATAAGTTCTCCTTATCAGGGGGCGTGTCATTTGACACTCACGGGACCAGTTAGTCTACCGTATTTTAGTGCAGTTCGTTCTACGAAGAATTGTGGTGCTTGCTTCGAGGAACCACTATTCAAGTCCTCAATATACGGTGCATCGTTACTGACCACGACACTATTACCGTTAACAGAACTCTTCCAACGTGATCTTGCGTAGCCTGTGTCGACTGGCGTATTTATCGCCATGTCTATTGCCATCACCTCGGCTACGGTCTTGGATTGCTTAACGCGCTCCTTTAAGAGTTCATCTCTCATGCCCGCGAGAGCCTTGTCAATTCCCTTGGCTTTTACTGTCAGCATTTGAGTCTCCTAGTAGCGGATTAATATTACCCTTCGCACCGAGCAATTTCTTGAACAATGCGCTGGCTTTGAAGTTTGCACCTGAGATCTTACCAAGCTTCTTGTCCTCATCACGCTTCTTAAAGATAGGCGCTAATGAAGGAAACAGCTCTTCAGGCTTTTGTTTCAGACCTTGTGCTTTCAGTAGAAGAAATGTCCTATAATCTTCTTGCCAACCTGCAGGCCGTCGTTTATAGTACTCTATCCACCCCGTAAACTCGTCATAGGGCATTTCGTCTAATAACCGATACAAGGGCAGACGAAGAGTTTCTGCTAATTGAAAGAACACAAGCTCTTCGTCTGATAGATCCATTTACTTACCCAGGCCCGAGTTCTTCATGATTTCAGCAGACAGTTTCGTCAACTCATCCATCGGAAGATCAGAGATGTCGGAGTCACTGTATTCAGCGAATTCCGGGCAACCTGTGCGAATAACGAACAGCAGAACCTTGAGGTTGTCCCCTTCATCGTTCTCATTGCTCTTGACGAGCTTTTGAATTTCGATGACCTGGTTCACGGACAGCTTGAAGATCTCTACTTCTTCTCCCAGAAACTTGATTTTCTTCGGAGTCTTGTTGGCGGTAAATCGCATGCTCATTTTGTTATCTCTTTCGATGGATAGCATTATTTGAAATCCTCTTGATGCTTCGCCTGGAACTCATCTAAAGCCTTGAGCATTCCATGCAATACACCGAGAGTCTTGAATAATTCAACAGACTTCGGGCCTTCCACAAATTCTGGCAGACGTTCGTAAGTCTTTCTGATACTGATATCTACGCAACGCCGCATGTGTTTCGCAGTGGTGCGCAGTACATAACCCTGACTGAAGGGTTTCTCTTTCTGATTTTCCATTATTATCCTTAACATTGAGGACGCCGAACGCGGTGGTCTTCGGTCGTTTAAGATAGGGCAACCAATCCCTATCTCCTCAAACGTCAGCTATTAGGCAACCGGCTCAGTGGTGTAAGCACCATAGAAGTCGGACTGGATCGACAGCGTCAGGGTCGCGGTATTCGCGTCCGTCAGCTGCGGATTCACCAGCAACGCCTCGATCTTGCCCAGCCAGAAGAACTGAGTGTTCTTCGTAGCAGTGCCGTCAGAGGTGTCACCACCCAGGGCGGTCGAAGCAGCAACCGAACTGTAGCCAGGAGGCTCAGCATTCAGAAGCGTGAAGCGGAAGGCGTGGGTAACGCCGTCAGCAACAGCTTGACCCAGAAGCGTAGTGCTCGCCCAATCGGACGGCACGTAGTTGACAGTGACTTCCAGATTCGGAGCGTCAGACTGACCTTGTACCTGTTGCGACTGCGACTGTCCGAAGACAGGCACGTTCACAATGTTCGGAGGAGTACCGATAGCGGGAAACTCACGAACGTTCGCAATACGAGCGAACTTGGTAGCGCCAGCAGCGGCTTGGTCAACCGAGGTGAACATCGCCGCCCAATTGGTGATAAGACTGGGAGTAGCCGGAAGAGCCACGTCCGTATCAGCGCTAGCGCCGAAGTGAACGGACAGGTCCGAGTACATACCAGCGCCGATAGAAGAGATGTGTGCCATTTGTTAATCCTTAAGAAAGTAGTTGAACGGTACTGAATAGACGGCTTTGTACAACGCTGAGTTGTCCTTATCGTATCCACTAAGTACTAAATTGCTAGAACCAACCTGTGTGTGTCCACTTCCTGTTTCCAAAGACTTTCCAACGAGATGTTTATCAAGCTTGTCAGCTATCTCAACAACACGCTTTGGGCCTTGTCCAGCTTGGACGAATATGTCTATATTCAGGATTCCAGAAGTGGATTTCAGATTGACACCACTACCTCCCGAGATGATCGAAACTCTTATGTACTCATTGTTTGGTGCACTACCAACGTAGTTTGTCGGAAACGTTAAGACACCCTCGTTGGTCCATCGTGGCCTTTTGAATACAGAAAACACGTCCTGTTCCACAGCAGAGTATTTACCCATTATGTGGCCCTCGTGACTGTAACTGTTGTAGTGTATCCATTATCCTCTACCGGATGCGATATTCGCCATGTGTTGCCATTAAAGGTAGCTGTGTCGTAGACCGAAAGGTCGGACAAGTCCTCAGAGATCATCATCAGCTCGGCAGTCAGAGTGTTATTCTCTGGACTTTCGCCTTGCTGCTTCTTATCCCTACGCTTGGTGTTCAACACAGCTCTAACAACGGTCGTGACAGGAGTGGTGGTAGCCACAGTACCAGTCGCGAAGTTAAAGCTGGATGAATCCTTTTGCGTCAACGTAACGTCAATAGCTAGATCGCCTACGGCTTTGAAAGCCTTCCTTACAGCCTTTCGGACTGTCGCAAGGTAGGACATTAGTTAGCCCTCCATACAGCATTGCGTCCTCCTGTCCGCAGCATAGGATTGATAATCCGACGCACACTTGCAGGGATCAAGCTTACAGGAATGATGTTCTTCAGTTTGATCGAACCCACCTCTATGTCGATTACACCGCCCGTACTATCCATCAGACCATCGTTGTTCAGAACGTGGTAAGCTAGTTCGTACGTAGCATTCAACACTCGGGTGGGCGAATCAACATCATCAAACGACTTTGTTATGCCCAAACGTGGATCCCAATAAGAGCCAACCCTAGGAAAGGCCAGTGGTTGATCCTCACTTACAGCGGTTCCAATCCAGTTTAACTCATCTAATATGCTGGTAGCAGTGACCAGAGATTGAGCTTTTAGAGTGTCGCTAGCTTCAGTCCATGCAGCAACATCCGGCTTGTTAGCAAAGTACAACTCAGCCTCTGCCACCTCAACATACGAGTTTGTTCCTTTGATCAGCGCCATAAGTGACAAGTCCTATTAGGCGTGGAATACCGGGAGAATGCCCAGGCTCAGCGCGGAACTGTACTTGCGCTGCCACACGGACTGAACATAGGCAGGGGTGCCAGTGACCAGGCCATCAGTAGCGGCAGTAAGCGCCACTTGAACAGCGTTCTCGATAACAGCCTTGTAAGCAGCGTCGTCAGCAAACACGTTCTCGCTACCAGCCCACTTGTAACCGACCGGATGAGCGATGTAACCCCAACGATGCCAAATCGCAGTAGAACCACCACCCTTATAGGCAGCAGCATTGCGCTGGATTTCGACGGGATCAGGCACGTTCAGTGCATTGAAGTTGATCGCGCCAGGAAGAACGATGAAGCTCGTCTTGGTACCGACCACATCAACGCCAGGACCAGTGTTCATCTTGGTGAACTCGGCAGATGCCATGCTCTGAGTAGCACGAGTCAAGATAAGACGGAACTTACCCTGGAAGATCGTGTTGAACTCGATGCCAGCTTCGCTGACCTTATCCTGATCCACCAGATTGGCAGAACGGAGCGAGGCCATGACAGCGGGGCTGACGACCAGATAAGCATACGACGGCTCGTAATCCTTCCAAGCCATACCCATGGCAGTCAGGAAGCCCTCAGCGCGGGCAGCACCTTGAGCAGTAGCCGAAGCAGCAATGACCGGCAGCACGTTGCCCAGATCGACGTAGAAACCATACTTCTTGTCGGTCGGGTCGTTGTCAAACGTCTGTCCACCCAGACCGTTAGAGCCTTGGGCCTTGCCAGCACCGTTCAGCAACTCAGCAATAGCGACACCCTTGCAGACTGCAAGAATGGCGTTATGCTCGTCTTGAGCACGCGTCTCAGCGAAGTCACGACCGAACTTGGCCAGACCATCTTTCTGAGTAACAACTTGCTTCATGTTGACCTTCTCAGCACCTGCAGTCCGGACAGACTTGATGTATGTCAGGAATTCAGTGTCGGAGGTCGTCGCTGTACCAGCAGTACTGTCAGTAAGCGAGGCCAGGTTAATGGTCGGGGTAAGCGGCTTTTCCCAACGCAGTTGACCGATGAAGGTCTCAGTTTCAGTATCGATTTGCGAATTCGCCACGGTGATGCCGGTGTTGACCAGCTTCTTCGCGTTCGTATAAGCTTCATCGTAGTACGCACCAATAGCCGATTGCAGAACGGTATCAGTTGCGCCAGTTACACTCTTAGTTGCACTCATAAATATTTCCTTGTTGTATTATCGTTGCGGCAGTCTGCCTTCAGCAGCCATTCGGATCACTTCGTCTTGTGATTTGGCGAATAGCGATGTGTCGCCAGAGCCACCATCATTCCCACCCTTGCCTTGTCCCGAACCGGAACCTCCGCCAGAGCTAGCTTTTGTTTTGAACAAGAAAGATTGATTGTCATCAGCAACATATGCAGCAATGAAGTCTTTGATAGTGACACCGCTCTTGTGTACCCATTCGCCCTTATCGTTGCGAACAAGACCTTCAGCGATTTCCTTAAAAGCCATCTCAGCTGCGCGATCGTTCTTGAAATCCAGTCCTTGTAGTGCTGCACGCACATTCGCATCCCGAGTAAGCTCAGTATTGCGACGTTCCAATTCTGCATTCTTTGCATCCAGTTCCTTGCGCTTCACTTCAGCATCGGCAAGACGAGCCTCGTAGACCTCACGGTGTTTACCTTCGGCCTCAAGTCGCTTGATTTCAGCTTCACGTTCAGCGGCTTCTTTCTCCTTGAGCTTCTTCTCAGCAGCGTCTCGGATTTCGTAAGCCTTGTTGAGGTTATCTTTGAGGCCCTTGATCTGAGCTTCGATTCCCTCTTGAACTAGACGAGCGATCTTCTGTTCTTCTGTCTCACCCTTAAGAGCTTCCAGCCGATCCAATTCCGCTTGTTCCAGCGCAATCTCTTCGGTAGTCTTAGGAGTGCCATCTTCTTTATTCGGATTTATTGCCATGATTTCAAAGCTCCTGGGCACAGCCCATTTAAAATGTTAATGAGTACAACTCATTATCCAATTCCGTACCAGTAATGATTACCCTTGAAGTCGTGCGTTATCTTTACTAAGACATCGCTCTTCTTCAGAATATCACTCTCTTGTAACTTCTTACCACCGACAACAGATCGACCAGCGATAGGTATCAATCCAATGTCAATAGCTTCGTTCAGATACTTGTCATAGAGTTCCTTAGACAAGCCTCTATCACGCATTTCGTTAAGTGTGTCTAGGATAACGTTCTTATCCAGAACATTCGCATAGATTTCCCTAAGTGCATCCCTTGACTTCAATAGATCGGCAGCGTTGGCCATGAACGCGTCATGCACCGTAGCAGTAGGTATGTTGTTCTTACGTCCCCATAGATGATACTGCTTCACAAGTGTGGCGTCATTAGCATGGTTTCCGTTAACGGCAAAGGCTGTTCTAGCTTTGTTTACATCAGCAATGTCCCTCATGGTGTCTGTTTTGTTTCTGAACTCTTCCCACCACGTAGGGTCAGTCTTCTGTTTGATCATGAGGATGTTGGTCACCCAATCACCATTTGCATCACGATACACTAATCGCTCTTCGAACGCCTGTGTGAAATTCTGTTCAATAACCTTGCCATCAAAATTAACCCAAGGGATGTTCGTCCATTGTTTCGGCATCTTGTTCGGATACAGTACATCGAAGCCTCCGTAGAGTGTCTCTTCGATCGCACCTAACTTGAACTTTACCTTTCCAAGTGTAGTGCCAGTACGTCTGTCCAATGGAGCTTTAACACCGTAAATGACTTCAGATAGTAAGTCTCCTGGTTTATACCAAGGGACACGCTTAAGGAATTTCTCGCTGATTGATTCACTGGCTTTTGTACCCAACAACTCTGCCACACGCGGTGGTAGTTTGTCGCCAGCCTTGTAAGCACCGAAAAGCATCTGCCGCAGGATCTTAGCTTCGTCGAAGGACGCTTCATTCGGCTTGGCACTAGTGAGGAAGTCCTCAGCTAGTCTACCAAAGTAACGTGTGAAGTCCTTAAGAATAGGAACCTGTACAGCAAGATTTTCGCTCATGATCTCAGCAATAAGCTTGAAATCATTAGGTGTTACAACTTTATCGTATGATCGAGATAGCTTCTCGACGAACTCGTAGGTCTTCGGTTCTAGGAACCATAAGTCCTCTAAGAGGTCATCACCAGGATCTACACCTCGGTTGAAGATATCCTTGACATCTTGTCTCAAAGCCTTTAGCTCAGATGCAGTGTCAGGATCGAATCTCTCAAAGCGCGCCGCTCTAGCAGCGATCTCATCGAGTACTTTGTCACGCTCAGATGCTTTCACAACGAGCAGACCTTCATTCTTTCCCAATGCCTTGGCCAGCTTTGTTTCCACATTCATAGCACCAGTGCGTTGACCTGCACCATAGAATGTGACCATGTTTTGTGCCTTACTTGCCTTCCGAAGATCCTTCTCAGTCAAACCAAGCTTCTGGTTCAACTTAATGAATCGAGGATCGTTGAAAGTAAGTGCAGCGATTTCGTCATACAACCGCTTCTTCTGATTCGTTGCGAGTACATTAGACAATTCAGCAAGCTGCTTATTCTTCGTAGTTAACGCGATGATCTGCGCACCAGAAGAACTGGCATCTTGCTCTAATGCGACTGCAATATCGTAACCCTTGAGCTTTGACAGATCAGAGTAGTCACCATCTAGGAAGCGATCTATCTTAGCCATTTCGAGCGACAGACGCAGTGCCTTACCTAAATCCTCGCCATCTATCTCTTGGACGAACTTCGAATCCAGGACAGCGCGGATGTCAGCAGGCTTACCACGTAGCATGTGATAACCTATCTTGACCATTTCTGGTCTATGTTTCTTAGCTATCTCTTGCCTACCTAGTACAGACAGTGCGTTGTACTTTCCTTCTAGATTATCAGAGAGGCCACCAATAAAGCCACCAATCTGGTCCTGAAGGTTCAGGTATCCTTGCTCATTAAACTTTTTCGATACAGCACTATTAAGGAACGGCCTAAAGCTTTCACCCGCCTGTGGGCCGATGAAGCCTCTCTCATAGATACGTGCACGATGGTCGAGAAAAGGATGATTGCTAAAAGAACTATCCTTAGCCCTAAGCCATGACATTGCTTTGAATCTCTCATACGCGTCTCCACGGCCACTCATATACTCGCGATAGTGATTCACCTCGCTGTAGTACTTAGCCCGTCCCTTGTCGTCAGTAAAGTGAAGTAACTTGTCAATGAAGTCGTGAAAGTCAGGATCAACCTTGTATTTCGTTTGAGCTGCCCAATTTAGTGCAGACGTCATGTCCTTGTCGATTAGCTTCTCAGGGAAGTCCTTGAATGACGACTCAGAGATTATAGGGATGCGAGTATCGTAGTACCCGAATAGTCCTTCATCTGTGAAGTACGTCTTGTAACCCTCTCTGATTCGCAACCTGTTGTGCTCTGTAGTTGCGCTCACACGCAGACCTACATCAACCTTACGAGTTAGCTTTGCGTATTCAAGAATACGAGGATCATGAACGACGACCACAACAGAATTAGTATCGTAAGCAGGACCGAAATACTTCCCAAAATTGCGGCTTCGCATTCGTCTCTTTTGGACACCACGCGTTTCAAGCTCGTAGAAACCCTTAGCCTTAGCGTTGTCCAGTAATTTGTTACCAAGGAGCCACCATTCTTTCCTATTGCCTCGATAGTTTGCTGCATTGTATAAATCACGACCTAGCGCAACAGCGAGTTGGTCTCTATCAGGGCTATCTGCCATTGCTAATCTATTGGCAAATCGTAGGTAGAACTGGTCTAACTGATGGTCTCCATCTTCTTTCAATCGTGTTCTGATCTTGTAAGGAATCTTGTAGTCGAAGATGTTGCGCAGTTCTCTTGCGATCTTCGGTGCTACACTATCCTCCCACTTGTTCTTTGCCCTGATGTTAGCTATGAAGTTATCATGCAGGTCTTGTAGCTGCACCGGCCCTAGGACAGGATCGATGTACATGTCTTGTTTCAGCTTGAGAAGGAAATTCTGGTCACGACGTAGCTGTGTCTCGATGTAATCAGAAACGTTCATTATGTCGAACTTGATCTGACCATTGAGAACGGCCTTAAGATTCGTCCATGGCTCCTTATTATCACGGAAGCGTGTGAACACGATACGTAGGTTGTCAGTTATAACAGCTCGTTCGTTAGCACCTAGATGTCCATCTAGATCATCCACAAACTTCTTGATAAAATCCTTGTCAGCTCTCTTTAAGCTAACAGAGTCTTCGACTAACCTGAGGTTATTCTTTAAGACAGCCTGATTCGGTTGAAATATCCTGCTGTCATCATAACGTCCTGTTAATGGATTGAACAATAACTGTTCCTCTGTAGGAGGGCTGTTCAATACACGCGCCTTAGTAGCCTTCTTTGTGTGCAGCAGATTGCCTCGGTAGTTTGTCAATGACAGATTACCATCAAGGTCTTTGGCTTGCAGCATATAGTAGTTGCGTAATGCAGCCACCATATCAGGAGAGTCTATTAGCTCTTCAGGCCTAGCTGCGCCTAGCTTAAGACGGTCTAGCTGCTCTTTAGCAATGGCGAATTTCTTCGTATTACCAATACCGTAGCCATCATCTGTCATTCTACGTAGCTCATTGATGCCGACAGAATTACCAGCAGGTGTTGTAAACTTGTCTACGGTTAGTTGACCACTACGAAATAACTCTAGTCGAGTATTATCACCAAGATGCCTTAGCTGAACATCAGTAGGCTGCCTCTGTAACCATTCGCTGTAACTCTCCTTTAACGGAGTTTGTCCATCATAGAAGGCGATCTGTTTCTGCGTCAACCCTTCCAAGTTACGTTTACGTATCTGTGCTACACCCTCGAGTTCACCAAGCTGGTCATACGACTTGGTTATTGGGATGGTAGTACTTCGGCAGTACCAGTGAGCAGGAGGAAGATGTGCAGTATCACTGATAGGATACACAGTACCGTCACGATGCTGACAGAGTGGCGTCGTACGAGAGTCCAGAACAGCGACATACTGCCAGCCAGTGAGAATCTTTTCATTTGCCTTGTACACCTCATGATCTGTTTGTGAACGAACAGACGTAATAGCAGTACGGACGAGGCCAATAGATTGCTGCTTAGATATGGTGAACACATTACCATCCCTAACAGACAATGCGATTGCTTTTTCATCTAGCCCCTCTGCGATACCACGTCGTATAAGTGATTCGAGACGTTTGCGCTCTGCAATGCTAACACTCGTCCAGCCACCCATCAGTGTCACATCATTATACAATGGGCGTTTAAGCACAATGTCTTCTGAGATGCGATAATTAGGCTTGGCTGTACGCCAGATCTTACCCACCACATTATCCATCTTCTGGTATGTGTAGGATAACTGATCGTTAACCAAATCCATTAGCGACTTAGAGCTTGTATTGAAAGCGTTACCATACGTCTTGCGCAACTGTATGTCTATCTCTTCCCGCATCTTAGGCGTCATCTTCGCCTTGTTAGCGAGTATGATGTCAATAATGCGAACCTTGTGCCCGTCTATTATCGTGGTAACCTTACCGGCAACACGCTCCTCATATAGACGTAACATAGCAGCGCGATCTACAAGCTTATCGTAGATGGCTGTGTTGGCATTAGTGCTCATGAAACTCCTCTTGTTGTTATTGAATAAGAACTCCAGAGTGCCCACTGTAGTAGACACCCTGAAATGTTACTCTGCTTTACCGATTACGCCGTCTTCCAAGGGTTTAGTCGTGCCTTGTTTCGGCTCCTTTGGCATCAGGAAGTCATCAGCTGTAATCTCAACCTTAGCGTCTTCATCGTTGTAGTCAGGCGGAATAATGTCATTGTGCTTAAGGATTTCCAACCACGTTGTACGCGGAATGAGGCCTTCCTTATACCATTCAGTAATGAGGCGTAGCCATGCATCACCAAGCGGTGCAGGATTGAAGTCAGCGCTAAGCGAGAAGTCGAATTCATTGGACTTAAACGCTGTACCATAACGCCAGTTCACCATAAAGCAAATAACATCAGCCATCACATTAGAGACCTTCGTGTTGAGCGTCCCTAATTGAGCAGCCTGAGCAGCATTGCGAATCTCTAATGCTACACCTGATTGAACATTCTCAGGTGACAACATACGTATTCCCATACGTGCCATCTCTTCGATTCCGGATGCGATGGCGGCTTCCATGTCCTTAAGAGCATCAGTAGGTGTGTCAAGGATCGAGGCTGTATCACCTTGCATAAGGCGAATCCAGGAGCCTAGTCCACCGTCAACAATTGCTTGGAACGTCTCGTCGCTAACGTTAGTAGACAACACAGGTGTATACGTAGCAGCACCATACAGCAGATGGTTACGACGACTAAGCTTGTTGTACAGATTGACTTCCTTATCAACCAGCGCCATGATGACAGGCTCGGTGACATCGATAGAGCCATTCAAAGGCCATGCTGGAATGAAGTCCAGAGGCTTACCTGCCACAAGGAAATTAGCGATAGTCTCGACAAGCTCATACTTCTTGCCCTGACCTGTGCCTACCTTCGTCTGTCCTTGTGTAGTCTCAGTCTGTGTCGGAACACGATGCTGGAACTTACGTATCTGGTACTTTCCTTCTACGATCTCATGTACCCACAGAGTGTCAAGTATTTCAGCATGGAATTCGTTCTTCGAGAAGTCCTCTTCGTAGCCCTTCACAATCACCATAGAGAGCGATTGTGTGCCTTTGACGACGTCAGTTGATACCTTCCAATTGATGACAGACTCAGCCTTCCACAAGATAGGGTAAGGCTTGTATGCGAGTTGTTCTTCCTTCGTGAGGTTATCAGCGTTAGGAACATTAGGGTAATCGACATATACCCAAGCACGACTCGTCTGAATCTCTTCCCAAAGTGCCACATCAAGGAACGCAGAGAGTGGCGAAGAGTCTTGACCGAAGTCATCGAGTATCCATTGCTTAGCCTCTTCTGGAGCACCCTTAGGCATCTCCAGGTGTGGCTGCTTACGTAGCAATCCACCTACAACGAACTTCGAGAACTGAGAAACAATACCAGGTAACTCTGCTTCTGCCTTATAGAAGGCATACTGCTCAGGTGTCATGTTCGGTGAGAACGGGATGAGCATGTTCGAGTAAGTCAAAACGTCCAGGTAATTATCAGCAGCTTTAACGTACCTCTCGCCGCCACAAACAGCCCTGCTACGTTCCCATAACTCTTCAACACTCTCATATGCAGCGCAAGGCTCACCTACACCTTTCAGTGGTTGGGCGGTAGGTACGGTCGACATTATTTACCTCGAAGAATCTGTTTGAAGTCCACGTGCGTGCCAACGAAACGACGTCCTGTGGCATTGTTGTATGCCTCGATGTTGTCGCCATCAGCTGGAAGGATTGTCCAATTGCTTGGAATCATCTCGAGGCTGTTCATGCTGACACCAACAAGAGGAACGATCACACGTTGCGGTGCACCAGCGAGTAGAGCCATGGTATGAGCAGCTTCTTCGGCCTGTCGCTGTACTTCAGCTTGTTGGGCAGCCTTGATCTCTTCGGTAGCGATCTCAGGTGTGCCTGCTGCAGCATCAGGAGAGGTGACAGTAACTTCGCCCTCAGTGGTTTGCAGTGTCATAGTAATCTTGACATCATCAGCTACAGCTGCTACATCGTGCTTGTCTACTTGAATTTTCATTTGTTTCTTTCAGTGTGAGTAACGGGAAGGTTTACCATCTTTACGAATGATCATGATATGACCATTGAGTTGTTTAGTACGGGGTCTGCCGAATGCTACAATCACATTACCATCTTCGTTCGTATCATAGACAATAGCAATGCCCTTATCTGTGTCTGCTGTTATGCAGTGTGATATTGGCACGCCATTGAAACGTACGATGTACTCGAAATAGTCAGGTGTATAGTACGGATTACTAGGGTCTGCAGAGAGAATCATTCAGCCCACCTGCGTAATGCACCTGTTACAGTAAGCTTGTCAGCAGGCGTCTTGCTGTAATCACCTGTTGTGCCATGAGCGAACACACGCACTGCACAGAAGTATACAAGACCTCGTGGCAACTTCCATGCTAACCACGAATAGAACGAGTTAGGAAACTCAGCGAGGTCACGCTTGAAGTAATACCAAGTACGCCATATCTTGTCGCGAAGGCTCTCGTTCATTTCTTTGCCTTCTTTTTCGGGAACAACTTAGTACGCAGCCTCTTGATCGGGAAGGGTTCACCTGCCTTCTGACACGCCTTGATAAAAGGACGGGCTAAGTAGTTAGGCTGTCCCATTGACACAAGGATGTCCTCATGATAAAGCTCCTTGCCACGCAGCTTCACACGCTTGAAACGACGTGTACAACGAATGACATAATCAGGCGAGACAATGTATTCCACTGTCTTGTATTCCGGATGTGCCAATAGCACTTCCATAGGTTTGTTAATCAAAATGCAAATCCTCTCGCAGATACAATATTACCAGGGCGGACAGGGAATCGGAACTCAAAGAAGTAACGTATACCGTCCGAGAAATGTTCAACACCTTCTGACTTATCAATTGTTGCAGTATCAGGATTGTTATCTACCCAGACTGTCTTCTCTAGAGAGTCAATAACACCCTTACACGAAGGATGTACATATGCATTGATCTCGCCAGCGGCAGTCTTGAAGTGCTTATTAACAGCATTGACACTATCAACAATCTTAGGTGCAGCTTGATGTGCTAGTACAGTGAAACCGCAGCTACGCAGAATAGAGAAATCAGTAACTCCGACAGGGGCAGAAGTCTTGCGACTGTTACCTGAAGGGTCGGGATATATGATGACACGATGCCCTTTCTTTTTGTAGAGTTCTAGTAGTACGTCGCAGAACGTTTGCGTATCAGGATGTCCCTTAAACTCACGCAAACAAAACGCCTTGTTGCCTCGTACAACCCATATGCTAGCAGCCATAATGCCAACGTTAAAGTCCAACGCGACATGTACATCTTCGTTCTCCTTCAAAGGCTCCATCTGGTCAGTCACGTGCTCTTTGCGCTTGAAGCAATAGAATATCCTATTACCTGAATCCTCGAATGATGCAAGGTATTCGCGATTAAAGAACAATGGATCGACGCGATGTCTAATACGCTCGACCTCCTCTGGGTCTAGTAGTGGTGACTGTGTGTAGTCAAAGTGATAGGACTTCCATAGCTTGTCACCCTCTTGGAAATTGTACATGTCATAGAGATAGTTATATCCCTTAGGTGTACCAATCGTCAGTGATCGTCCTGGGCTAGGGGCATTATAAATAGCAGCACGTTTAGGTGACCAGCGTGTAGAGATACAAGGCTCGATAACACTCTCCCATGCATCTTTAAAGCCAATACCTTTTGTCCATGAAGAAGGCTCATCATTCACAGCAAAGTAAAGCCCAGTACCCCGTAAGCGTTCTACTGCTTCAAAGGATATGAGCTTCAATTCGACATTACCTGGAAACCACAATCGGCCATCAGGCTTGCTGTGCTTAACAACATACTTCTCCATACCGAGTTGATACATCAGCAATGGGAAGTAAATGTCAGTTACCTGTGAATATGTAGGCGCAATGATTGCAACATTCTTATTGGGCACCCACTTAGGCAATGACATCAACTCCCATACAGCAGAGATAGATGCCACAGCTGCCTTATGGGATTTACCCCATCCTCGACAAGCGACTGCTACAGCATGCCTGCACACCTTCCTGACGAATAAGTCCTCGTACACTAATGATTGTGTGGCATGCAGCTTAATCGCCATTTCGGAAGTCCTCCTCCTGTGCATACGTAGACTCGTTCAATGGGTCTATGATGAACATCTCACCTTCTTTAGTTGTCTCAATGATGAGCGGTGGCGGTGCTCCATCTTTCTCGGCCTCTTCCACTGGCACTTTAGCGTAACGGTAAGGTATCATGTCGGAGAGCACTTTGCTTGCGGTATTCATAAAGCCTTCAAGCGCCATAGAAGAATAACCGTTCTTCACCTGGCCCTCTAATTTATTCTCACGTGCGATGTCTTGTGCTTCTTGCAGTAACTCCTGCCTGTCAATCTGGCTACGCACTCGCCTGTACAGTGACACCATCTCTAGAAGGGGATCAAACCCGATCTTCTCCAGCTTACGAATACTCTCCTTACTATAGGCAAGCTTTGTGTGTCTACTGCCACTCTTGCTGCCACCCTTCCAAGCTGGTTGTTGTGGCTCTTCCATTGACACAGACAGAGCCAGACCAGCTGGTACTTTCTCCGGAATATCGGACATGCTGCATACCTTTCGCGTTTTGTTAGCCCATCTGTATCAGGCACTTTCATGTGCTTCCTATAACTGCACTCCCTCGTTCTACCTACAACTTCCCCTGAGAGAATTGAGATGCCCACGCTCAATGCCACATCCTTTGAGCATTTCAATTGTTTCAGATCATTCGCCACCTTAATGTACCTCTCTATGTTACTTCCTTATATCTCTATCTATAATGATACAATCATAATTAGTCTCACCCCTATGTCACCTTAGCGACATCCTATTGTACACCCTTATGTTCACCTCTGTGTACATCTCTATGTTCACCCCTATGTACAGGCTAGGGACATCTCCCTTAGCAGCTGTAAGGTAATAAAGGGGGGAGGCGAATGGGGGATAAGTTAACAGTTCCCCGCTTGATTTGCGGTACCCTCGTTACAGAAAAAGGTTCATAGACTTTGTTCGATGCAAGTGTCTTGTAACCTGAGCACAAAAAAAAAAAAAAAAAAAAAAAAAACTTTTAATATATTTGTTTCTTTGAAATTTTTTTGTAACCTCACAAAAAAAAAAAAAAAAAAAAAAAAAAAAAGGGGAGAGACCCTATCCAGCACCCGAAGGCACCGAATAGGGTCTCATAGAGATCACTTTGCCATTTCCCACTTACCTGTATCGATATGGCCAAAGCCAATCCAGGTGTAAGATAACAACTGATACTCCATTGGTAGTGCGAAGCGGTTGTCCAGTACGTATGTCTGACCTTCGAAGTCAACCAGGAGTACTAGATGGCCACCACCTGTTTCGGTACGACAGAAGCCGATACGGAGAGCAGACTTAGACCAACCCATCTTGATGAGACGTTCAGCCTTGGCTGTTGCATAACTATCACAATCATCTTCCTTGTCGAGAGTCAGGTCAATTGGCGTCCAGTCATCACCTATTTCTGTTTCATAAGTGTATTGATTGAATTCACTGTTGACTGCCTTTAGTTCGCTGAACTTCATTTGGCGACCTCAGGTTTACATATCTCGAGTTCAGGCCGGTCGTTGCAAAGCTTCTGCCATTGAGCTGGTGCAGGCATTTCTACACCTGAGCCTGTAAGAATTGACGGTTGTGATGCACATCCTGATAGTAGAAACACTACCACCAGCAAGTATTTCACTTACATGTCCGATCATCTGGCCACTTCTTGCAGTAAGCTTCACGGCCTTCAACAGGTGGCCCGAAGATTGAATCGATTGTTGCGCAGCCTGATAATAGCACTGCAAGGATGATGAAGTACTTCTTCATACACTTACTCCTAAGGGTTAATTCCAGCCTACTCGTTTTGATACAACATGTGGCTCAGGATGTTTATCCCTGAGTTCAATCATGCGTTGCTTGAAGTACTCTCCCGATGCTCCCTGGAAGAGTTCAGCTCCACAGACAGCGAATCGCCACTTTCGGAGTAACGACTCGTAGTCCAATTCGTCGATCTTAGCTTTTAGTTCTGGAGTGAGATTCATTAATAATGAAATACCTTACCGTCTTTGTCCATGAACCATGCAGCTGACATCCTTCGCATGGAACCATCGAGTGTCATAACCTCGAGTAGCACTCCCGTGTCGCATACAGCGTGTCGATCTACATCCCACACACGAACCTTCTCTGCGAAGTGCTGCCCCTTGTTACCTGTAGTAGCGTTCCATAGTGGCCGTGGGGTTATCCAATCGTCAGGCCTGATTGTCTTTGCGCTTGTCATCCAATTATCCTCCCCTTCAGTTGTTTTACTTCATCACGCAATGCTGTAGCCTCGATGGTGAGCTGCTTAAGCTGTGCATCTATTAGCTCAGCGCCTGTCCTCCAGAGGTTACACTGCGTTTCAGCAAGAATGAGTTTCTGCCTCAAGGTCTCCAGCGCTTGTTCTGCTTTTAACCTTGAGGCTCTCTTTCGAGGACTACTCACGCTACGCGACCCAATCCAACCTGATGCAGATTGATGTTGTTACGCTGGATCCTGGTATGTTCACGCGGCCTGGACGGTTGGTATGCAACAACCTGCTGGTCAATCGGGATTTGCGGCTTTATGCCAACACGACGATAATGGCGTGCATCACCACGTTGCGGCTTCTGCTCATTGAAACGCTTCGTCAGATGACTGGCGCGGCGCTCCATCTTGAGCTTGTGACGCTTCATCTTCTTCGTCTTATTGACGTCGGCACGATTGCCATTACGGTAGGTCGCCATTGCGGGCGAACGCTTGTGACGACCTGCTGCTTTACATTCAGCCATGCTTACTTCTCCTTTGTATTGGTCTTACGCTTAGTGATAACTTTTCTTGAGGCATTCGTGACAGGTTTTGTCATCTTAGTCTCCAATTCGACTTTCAGTAGCTTACGTGCCAATGCCTTCGCCTTTCGGGTCTCAACCTCTTGTTCGACGACCTCTTGCACAGCTTGTGCGGCTGTCTGCTCTGTGATGTTTGTATCGAAGAACTTAACTCTCGGTACCTTCTTCTGATAACGTTGGTGCTTCGACTCCTCTGCAGATGCGCGAACCATCGTGTCTACCATAGCAGCAGCTGCGAGAGCGTGCACCGGATTAATACGACCTTTAAGAACACCCATTGTATGGGCGAACAGACCGTCTACTACCAACGTCACTTGCTTAGCCATCATTCGACTCCTATCATTTTGAACAGGTTATCCTCAAGATTTTTGAGGGAATTAAATGATACCTTATGCTTGATATCATATTTTGGTGTTCTACCTCGTCTGAGCAGAGAGGACCACACACCAATGGTTGCAGGCTTGACACACATCTTTACTGCGATAGCTCTTTGCAGTCTCAAGATCTCACGTTGTGCGGCTATTAATTCTGGCGACATGTCTCTGAATGGTATTTTAAACTTGTTCGATAGAAATATCTTGATATAGGTGTCATGAAGGGTTTCGTTATACCTCTTCATTAATCTACGTTGTTCATCACGAGATGCTACTGGCTTTTTCACTCTTCGCATCTTAGTGTACGCTACCTTTCTGGCAAGAGCACCGCTACTTTTCCTGCAATCATAACAGTGCGACTGACTAACAAACTTATCAATTGGTAATATGCGATTGCAGCCTTTACATAGCCACAACCCATCTATTGGTCGTTTCCATTGTGATAGTCTGATAGTGCACTTATTGCAGAAGACGGTATAGTAGCGCGCCTCGTCTTTGCTGGTGCCAGTCTCTCCTGCTCTTCTGAATTCACTAAAACTCTTGTCCTTCTTACACAGTTTGCAGCGCTTGGTTGGCATCGTTGTCTCCCTTCATTAAGAACATCAAATGGTTCCCCGTGTCTGGATCAAACAGACGACCTATCGCTTACAAGGCGATTGCTCTATCACTGAGCTAACGGGGAATGGTGCCTGGTTCGAGGGACGGGGTTCCAACCCGCATGCCTTGCGGCGGCGCTGTTTAAGAACGCTGAGTCTAGCAATTTCTCCACCCTCGATCACATGTTAAGAACCGTGTTTTCTGGTTGATCTCGAAATACGATACGGTATCTCCGTGTATGTTTTGGCGTTGAGCATTTGCACAACTGCCTTCCTTGACAGGCCAGAGTCCGCTATTATATCTGCGATAGTCACCTCAGAGTTGTCGAAATGTACTCTGTAAGCCCTGACCTGCGCAGTATTGAGCGCTGCCATACCATTTCTATGACCTCCAGAAATAGTACTAAGGTGCTCCAGATTTATTTCGCGCAGGTCTGCGCTATACGCATGGGAGTTGTTTTCGCTCTCTGTCTTAAGGTTGAGATTATTAGGGTGGTTGTGCAGCTTGTTACCATCCTTATGATTCACTAAGTAGCCGGCAGGGATACTTTCATTAACATAGACCATGTAAACCAACCGGTTAACTGCACATGTTCTCCCAAACATACTAATGCGCTTGTAACCGCCTGTTATAAAACCTATCGCCTTGCCTGTACGATTATTAACTACGTTTCCATCCTCATCGACTGCTATTATTCCGTCGATGACTAGATCCAGGAAGAAACTATCATTCTCAAGATTGGCTTTCATTTCTACTCCTAGTTAAATGGTGGCCCCTGTTGGACTCGAACCGACAACCAAAGGATTATGAGTCCTCTGCTCTAACCATTGAGCTAAAGGGCCTTTACAACCCATATTACACTCAGGGGTGCACAGCCATAGCTCATGCTCCAATCCTCCTGTTTCACTAAGTTAGCAGGACTCTGTATGCTCAGCAATAGGCCTCCCGAATGTAATACAGGTTGCTGACTTTCACAGTGGCACCGTATCCAGCACCCTGCTAAAAATCAACAGCTTGCACTATCATACCCTTATCATCAGGTAAGTAGTACCGTACGAATTGATGGTTTGATCTCCCATCGCCACCTCTCAGACCCTCGTATGGGGCTGAGCCGTAAAACCTTACCTTACAGCGTTTCGTGAATCGGTATGACCCTCTGGAAGAGACACACCCCAGATCTGTTCCGCGTCCATAAATACTGACTGCGGATGATCATCAATCCAGACATGCGGATGAATACCTAACGCCGTCATGAATTGCTTCTTAGCTGTACGACCCGTATAGAACACATGCTCGTGCCCTACAATGTGCTCGTTGCTGCCGATACCCTCAGAAGCAAAACGCATCGTAACCATTATTACACGATGGCCTTTACTGATGCAATTGTCCACAAATGTGGTCCACAAGGCGGGGTCTTCTGTAAATGTTCCGTCGTAATCTAATGCAATGATCATTTGATTTACCCTAAGTAGTCTGAACTGAGAGCGGCCATAGCATGGCATAACTCTCTGCGTGGATTAACTGCCTTTTGATCGATGCTCGTGAGCAAATCACAGAGTGTGATAGCGCCTAGCTCATTTGTGTAGTCCTCTTCCTCGCGTACAAATGCAAGGTAATCAAGTTCATCCTTACTACATTTCTTACTCATTCATGTCCCCTCTGGTGAAAAAGCAAAAATACCCCCTTAAAGCAAATAGATTGGTATCCGCACCCGCGCATTGCAGACAACAATCTATTTGTTTCGTATTACACGTATCCCCCTTAGAAGTTTGCGTCGACATATTGTTTGTACTCATTGGTGTCACTCCTATACGTTTAAAAATAGCCGAATAACGCATCGGCAAACCGCGTGTGCCTTACACTTGACAACGTATGTCACAAGTAACGTTGCTGCTCCTCAGCTTCCGCTGAGATTACTTCACAACCTTGTACCGCGCACCTGCGAAGAAATAAGGGAATGCACTCAAGCTACAGAAAGCCTCTCCAATCTCATGCCAACCGTCATATGATACAGACGGCTTGATATTCTCCTTTTCCACCTCAAAGATAACATCCTTCAAGGTAGGTTTCAGATTGACGAAAGCATCGTCAGCGTGGACATCTGTTATCTTGATTTTCATCGCTGTTTACCTTGTAGTGCGCATATAGCTGCGCGAGACTGCCGCTCTTTCTCACGCAACTTACGATTACGATAACTCATGCGTCTCCCCTTTTAAGGCCTATGATCGGTGTCGCCACCATGCGGTTGATACAAATCGAAACCTCTTGCGAGTGCTACCAGTACGTCGTTCTCCGTGTCGACATCAGTCTCTATTACGCGCTTGACAACATGCCATGAGTGCCAGCGTCCTTGCGGGAAATGGCTAAAGGGTCGCGCTCGTGTGCCCTTTAGTAAAGTAACCTCACCATTTACTATCCTGAAGATACGCGTGCTATAGATACGCAATTCACCTGGAGCTACACCACGTGTTATCTTGTGGACAACATTGATGAAGTTAGGTGTGGCATCAGTATGTCGGATAAGGCATCCAACATTGATCTCCTTATCCACGTGAACAAAACGGTTACTGTTCATTGTCATTCCTATGCCTTTCAAGGTATTCGTTGAGATGTGCTACGCCCTGATATATTGCAGCCTGTGTTGCTCTGAACTGTGGGTTCAATACAACGAACCCAGCTTTGTAAGCTTCCAATGACAATCCACCGACGATGAAGATAGGACGCTCTGGAGTGTATTTTGTTACAGTAACACAATCAATGAGCTTCGGCATGGTAACCTCCTGACGGCTGATACCTCCATTTGAAGTGACGTATCGTTTTCCTCGCCTGATCAAATACCGTTTCTTCAAATCGCTCGACCATTTTGTCTCTGTTCTCGCTGGCATGTAGAATGTTCATCAGATGAGTAAACCCTTTTACGTGGCGAAAGACATCCTTCTCCCAGATGATGACGTAGTCACCTTCTTTTGTACGACCTAGAATAAGTGACTCCTTGCCAATCTGTTCTTTGCGCTGTGTCGTGAAACGATTCGTCTTCAAAATCTCCACCATATTATCTCCCTTAGTCGTCGGATGAAACGATTATAGTGCCAGTGCCACAGTTTTGGAAATGCCAGTCGAAGCAGTTCAGCCCTTGCCTTCTGAATCGGATTCTTGAATGTCATCCTCTCGGCTCCCAAGCTGCGCCTCTATCGTGTTAGTAATACGTGTAACTACATCCTCGAATGTTTCGTTACCTTGTTGATAGGTACGACGAAAGATACGATCATAGTTGTCGCGATAATTCTGATTCGAAGGTGGCGTTATCAGGGCAGCACCTGTAATCGGATTACGGTCAGCCAAATGCTTCATATGTCCTCTCCTAGACTGGTTGGTAAACGGGTAAACTTCTCCTTGAATTCAAAGTACTCACGAACGAATTGTGCACCATTGTATTCATTCTTGTAGAGCACCATTCTCATGCTCATTGCACTGTTCGTTGCGTTTGTTACAATACCCTCGACTCGGTAAACGTCACCTGTCTTGTTATTTCTGTAGTATAGCATTGCTTCTCCTTGTTGAACTTTTTAGTCAGCACTCTAGCCTCAACCCGCGTAATAATCTTCTCGGGTTCTCAAGTGTAAGTGGATACCAGGGGATAGTACCACTGTGTTCCGGCAGAACTGCTATTAGCAGTTGTTTACGCCAGAGTGCTGACTAAAAAGGCATCCTCGTGAGATGCCTCTTACTAAGACACTTTTAGTGTTCTTATTTATGTTTGTCGCAGATGTTGTAATCCTTGACTAATTTTCCCTTGCAGGTGCACGATCGTACTGGTCCACCACATTTAGAGCTTATGCTGAAGATACAAGTCTTGCAACTTTGGTGTTTGGATTTGAGATCGCTCAATCGGACGTTATCTGCTGCCGGCCGAAAATGTTGAACGTGTCTACCGAAATGTGGCACTGCCAATCCTACATCCATAACATCCCCTTGCCTTACAAGTTAGCGCTAGCAGAAACACCGAGATCGCGCAAGTCTCAGTTCAATTTAAAGCCCCAAGACGTGTAGTCTTAGGGCTGAAAATCCATACTCTTTGAAGGAGGAAAACAGGAAGGCCATCCTTGTTTACATCCGCAGGTCGCATGATAACCCTAGAATTTGAACGGTTTAATTTTGAAGAGTTCACACCGAAAAAGAACTCAAGAACCATACATGCCTCTGAAGGAGAGGAGAAGGAGATAACCCCTCAGTCAGACTGGCACGGCGCGTACGCTCATATGGGTCTGATTCTTAGGCAGCTTTCTTCTCGCCAGCAGCAGCTTCCTTGGCAAGACGCTCAGCCTTGGCAGCAGCCAGCTTTTCACGGGCAGCGGCCAGCGCATTCATAGTCTTCTCAGACACAACGCGCTTCTCAACACCAGCTTCGAAGCCTTCAAGGATAGCATCCTTGTTAGCAATGACCCAGGTGGCCACTTCTTGATTACCATCGACAATAGCCAGGATACTGGTATTGACAGTAGCAGCTTGCTCCGCCTCTTCCATCTTCTTCACTGCAGGCCACTTGAACGAAGCAGCGATCTGCTCGACGTTGTCCAGGACCATTGCGGCACGATGATCATCCTTCAGCGTGTCGGCGATATACTTCAGGGCGCGCGACAGCTTGTTACGTTCGGTCTTGAGAACACGACGGCTCTTGCCAGACTCGAAAGCACCTTCCAGGTCATCTTGATGATCGATGAGAAAGCCAACCAGTTCGGTATTGCTTCCCTTGATCTTGTTCAGTGCAGCCACCTTCTTCGGGCGGGCAACGAAATCGTTTGCCTCAGCCTTGGTTGCAAAGAACTTGCCATCGACCATAAAACCGGATTGTACGCTCATTTCTATTTCCTTTTCATTGTGTAAATACAGTACGATGTTGTACCATATAAGATACCACTGACTCCGCAGTAGCAACGGTATTGCGTTCCACCAACTCCATACGTCTCTGGGTTAAGTTAACAGTGTCACCCGCCCATGCGCATTTCCATCTACCTGCGGCAACTCGTGGCTTTCGCCGTCAATCAAGACTCCGGTGCAGAAATGCCCAGAAGTGGCACAGGTTTGGCACACGCGAGGCAACCACGTTCGCCCCTACACGCACCTATACCGCGCCATTTTTGGAGGCATAGCGGCCCACTTTTGATAGCCACGAGTTGTCCTACTTCTTAAAGTTCGTCGAGTGAGCTTACGTGAGCCGCAGCCTTCAATGTGGCCACTTCCTTGTTCAGCACGACGATTGACTTGATCCTGCGTTCGTCAGCCAGACGCAACCGCTTCTGGGCATTCAAGAACACTGTTTGTGCTGCTTTCAGTTCGGCAGTCGCCAGCTGTACTTCCTTTTGCACATCACCAAGCGACATCACTTCTTTCTTCTTCATGCAGTCTCCAATTCAATTGTAGGCGGCTGTCCGCGTATCGGAAAGCCTACGAGTAACGATTCAACGCCTTTCTTTTCAGAGCGAACTACTCTTGCAATCTCACCATAGGTAAGCGCCTCTGTATGATTCACGTGATATGTCTCGCGCTTGCCACCCTTCAGCCTTACACGCACGATATACACTAGCATCGTAGGAGGTGCTACTTTCAGAACATCACTGACGTTCAACTCTGTGACGTTTCTTTCTTCGGCCATCGAGCCTCCCTTGGTAGTACTGTGAAGATACCTGTGTGTAGGTTCACAGCGAAGATATCGCCACGAGTAACTACTTCATGTATCGTCGTAGATCTGAAGAGAGTCTTGCTCGGAATGATATGCATATACGACACATCCTTCCAGATAAAGATCTTCATCAGGCCTCCTTTATCATTGCCTGGTATTTCGGCAACAGCTCGAAGACTTCAGCGAACACGTGACCTGTACGAATCTTCCAGTTAGCAGGTCGCCCAATTTCGTTCTTAACGAGCCAATCTGATACGCCCTCATTCTCACTCCAGTCCTTGACAGCGAATTCGAACTCTCCCAGCTCAGTATCAAGATTGCATGTGAGTGTCAGATAATTCTCGCCAGTCCGTTGTGCTGCAACCGTCAGTGCAATATGATTTGTGCTGACGTATCTGTCGAACTGTAACACGACCAACGCGTTCTCGCCGTACTCAGTGTCGAGCACCAGATTCTCAGCTAGGATTTTCATATGTCTCCTTCAGAAAAGTATTAAGCATCTCGAGAGTTACTTCAAAACCAGCCGCATTGAGGTGACCACCACCGCCATAATGCCTTGCGATAGCTGACACATCGTATGTACCTCTGCTTCGGATGCTGCAACGTACCATACCACGATCTTGCATGTACCACACGAGACCGTAGTTAGTCGTCCTGTTCAGCGTATCACCTACCTCGCTTTGCAGTATCGAGGAGTTGACAGCTAAGCCTTTAGCAGGACCATGTGGCATCACTATGTTACAAGAGATCGGCTTCCTGGCGATACGTCTGACAGATGCATCCATATACTCCACGAGAGCTTTGCCCACCAGTATTGCATCTTCAAATGCCACTGCGTCGTCAACAATCGCTTTCCAACCTTCGAATGTCCAAGGCTGTTTCGACTGCATGAATGCATGAAAGGCACGTGACTCGAGGTACTCGAACTTCCAACGATCCCTGTCATCAACAAGACGGACATAGTACGGAACGTTGGGAGTATCATTGATGTACTGCCAGGTCAGCATAGCACCCGAACGGTTACTGTCGAGGATCATCGTACTACCAGTGCCCTCCTCGAGCTTGACAACAGCTGAGCCAGCGGCGTAATAATCCTCGAAGCCGAGCTCTTCGAATGCAGACTTGTGATGGTCGAGATGTATGAACTTACCTGCTACACTCCGAATGCTGCGCATGTTCTGCAGCGGAAGACTGAAGTCCACCATGTACACAAGCTCCCTGCCAACGCAACTGGTCACGATACCATCACGGTATTCGGGCGACTTCACATAGTCAACAGGTTTGTAGTCAGCAGCATCACCATAACGACGCCACAATTCGAAGGCTGCGCAGAAGCCATCCGTGCAGAACGCGTGATACAATACAAGTGGTCTCTTCATTAGTGTCTCCCGTCTATAAGTTGAATACGATTACCTTCCAGATCATTCCGATTCTCGATGGTATGCAACACATCTCCTGCAATAGCAAACCAGGCCTTCTTAGAGATCAGACCTGTGCCGTCATCTTCTGGCTCCCCAAGGTCGAGGACACGCTGTGCGTAAGCTGCAAGCGCCTCTATAACGAATGCCTGTGCCAATACACCGTGTTGCGAATGATTCATCAGGCGCAGCACTAGTTCTTCATTTGTTATACTCATCGTAGCCCTTTGAAAGTTAGATGACAACCGTCCTGCAGCATCTTGAATGTAAATCCATCGAACTGTAACCGCTGAATGTATGTGTCTATCATCGTTGTTAGATGATAATCAGCTCGATCCGCTTTGTAATGGTCTGAAACCTTGATAGGTGTACCGGGATACCGCATTGCCTTGGCGATGATCTCTAGCGCTAATACGGTACTGCGTCCTGACCCCCTGTATTCCTCCAGAAAAAGCTGTCTCAATCGAAGATCCGATCGATAAGCTCAGCTACGTATGCGCCAGTGATCTTGTCAGGATCAGTGTCCTTCAGTGCATTGACCAGCTGCATCATGTAGTGCGCGTCGACGCCAGTGAGTTGCTCATGGAGTGTCTGAGGGTCGCTCAACTTGAGTTCGCTAAGCTGCCACATGATCTTCAACAACTGACCTGCGCTAATACGCCAACCGCGCTCGATAAACTTCTTTGCACGGAAGATAGATGCGACAGGATACAGGCTACCGCTGTACATGAGTGTACGGGACAACAGACACTCAAGCGACTTCTGATTGAGCTCCAAGTGATTGTTGTAGTAGTCGTACCAAGACAATGCGTGTACGTAATCGAAATTACGATGGATACCAGCTGCATCGCCAAAGAAGCGAATGATCACCTGAACACCATCTGACAGCGTGATGGCATTCTGACTCATGAAGACAGGACGATACGGACGCTTATCCTTCTTGGACTTGGCGAGTGTATCGATGAACTCCTCAGCCTTGTCTGGGTGAAGCTGTTCGAAGTAGCGGTACGGACTGGTGCTCTCAGCAGCTACACCTGCGGACTTGATGAAGATCATAATACGCTCTTCTTCCTCGCCCTTGCAGTTGACAACCTTCGTACGCCGAATCTCTGGCGTTACAGGTATGGCATCAGGTTTCGCACCATCAGCAATAGCCTGCTTCGTCGTCAAGTTAAACTCGTTGACATAGTAATTGGCAACCTTCTCAGCCAACTCGATTGTCTTGAAGTAGATGTCGTAGTCACGAACCTTCTCGCCGAGCAACATGGATGGGATAGCGCCACCTGTTACAATGATGCCCTTCGCCATCTCCTCTGCCAACGTCTCGTCCGTGATCGACTTTAACCAATCAGAAATCTTGTTATGCAACGCACGACGGATGCTGCTCTTCTTAAAACCGTAGTTAATTTGTTCCATTAAGCGGAAGCTCCATTTGTTGTTTGTCAAAGATGTGTTCTTCTAGCTGCGCAAGCACACGTTGTTTGTTACCCTTGAAGCCGAACTCTTTCTTCACCAGCGCATATACTGAGCCTTGGCTATGCTTGAGACCTTTGATTTCAAGCTTCAGTGCTCCCTTAAGTGCTAGCAGACGATACATTGCGATCTGGTTAGGTTCCTTCAATATCACCATCGTCATGCTCCTGATCGAGGCCTTCCACGTCTTCATTAGGATCGCGCCACGCTGTGTCCACATCTTTGAGCCTGTTCACGATTGTCATCCTTGCAAGCTCATTACCAGCAAGGACGTACTCCTCTACGATATCCCAATCGTTATAACCACGATCACCTAGTATGTATCTGAACGCACGTGATCGTTGTCCGTTCAACAACCTGAAATCGCAGTTATTAGTAGTGCCGTACCTGACACTACGTATCCACACAAAGTTACCACGTGCTGAACGTTGTATGGGACTTACAGCCAGCACGATGTTGATGAAGTCTGGCGAGTTCCTTGTGGCGCGTATCAGATCACCTACTATCGGCATACGACGCTCTTCGATCTTTGCAAATATGTGTCTGCTCATATGTCTCTCTTATCTCTCCAAGTAAAGAAGCCAGCGAATCGTGGCGCATCCTTCGCGCCATGTGTCATGTGATGAAATGTGAGTATCCTTCCGATATACTCTTCCTTGTGCGCCAACAGATGCTCACGCTCAGGGTGTGTCAGTGTGCCAGGCGCTATGTCAATCAAAGCACCATTGAACTCGACAATAAGCGTTCCAGCACGAGTCGACTCCACCATGTTCTCTTTGAGTGTCTGCCGTTTTGCCGTACCTAGGTTACTTCGGATGTCGACGTTATGATTGTCAAACCCTGGCAGTACATCGACCAGAATTGCCTCATCATCTTGAAAGCGCTTCAGCTTGTAGATCAGACCTTCCTTGAAAGTGCCTCTACCATGCTTATAGCGCCCAAGGGGATCACGCGCCATGACGCCCTCGTACCCCATACCAAGGAACTTAGCCTCGACTTCAAGCAGCTCATCCAGGTTCTTGACACGCTCATGCTCCACCAAACTCACCTTCGAGTTGGGGAACAATGAACTGTATCGTGAGATCAAATCCCTGGCATACTCAAGCCTGACTTCAAAAGGCTCATCTGCAAGGTCAACGTCGCAACAGTCAAATACCCTGAACTTTAGGTCGTCGGAGTACTTGTCATCAGAGGTTACGTACGACATTGTACGCCTGCACAGTGCCTTGTCAGTCTCATCACCTTCCGCGAGTTCGCCGTCTAACTCCAGAAAGCCAGAAAATTCTTCCTGCACTTGTTTACTTGGCAGGTCTATTAGTGTACGGCTCTTTGCTACCGAGTACATCTGCGTATCAATGATTCTGAACGCCGAGTCGTACTCATGTTTTTCTGCACCTTTCACCAGACAGCGAATCCCATCAAGCTTAGCACTTACCAGCAATGGGTAACGCAGCTTCTTGAAGTAATTTGGATACTTGAGAGGACTCTCTCGGGGAGCAAACATGGGCCGGAAATTAGACATTGTGTAGCTCCTTCCAGGTCGTACCACATACTATCTTTGAGACGATACTCTTAGTTAGCTGCAGCTCCTCTACGATAACACTATTGCTAACCCCTGCGCGATGCAACTCCAGTATCCGTAAGGCCATCGCTCTGTCTATCTTAGCTAAATGCGATTTTTCACCAAGGTTGGTTATTCTATCATTTGCGTACGCATGTGCTATATTCTCGGCGGGTGTTGTCCATTCTAGATTAGTATATAGATTGTTCGTCTTTATACAATCTTTGTGGTTCACATGAGGCTTCTTATCTGGGTTTAAAACAAAAGCCTCCGCAACCAGACGGTGTACGCGTTGTGTACTCCTACATCCATCATCACAAAGGACCACGGTCAGATAACCAGAAGGTCCTCTTGTTTGTGTTAGCTCCAATCCTGTATGAAGACTAAGTATCCTGCCGAAATTACTTACAAGATACTTACTGCTGAGGCTTACCTCTTTGAATTCCTCAATAGTATGCATGTTCAGTACTTCGAATTCAAAGCTGTAACCACCTTCTTGAGGTCTATCTCATCGAAGCTTTGCTTATAGACCTCCGTCTTGGTGACACGCGTATTGCCGCTAGCTGGCGCATAACCGTGAGTATCACCACCAGGCTCATCAGGTTGATCACGCAGTCTTTGCCATACCCGCTGTGTATCAGGCCCTTCGATATGCTCCTCGATTGTTACGATATACTTAAGCATTAATCACACTCCATTTTGAAGTCATATTCGGTATGTCCAGCCACGTAGCGCTCTCCTGTAACAACCTTACGGCATGTCGGAGAGTCTTCCTTAATGTAGGCGAACACGCTGATTGAAACATTGTCGAACTCGAAGTGATAATCGATTTCGTTGTAATTGGCATACTCACTAGAACGCATCTTAGCAGGATCCAATGCGACAATACGCTCAAGCATTTCCACCAAGCGATTATCTTTGAAGCCGTCCAGATCACGCATGGAGATACCTGTGCTGTAACCCCTACCGGTTGTTGTGACACTCCACCACTCCTCACCGAGCTTTTGCAGCTTGGGCAATAACCTGTCCATGATCTTTCTGGCGGACAGGTGGTTCTTCACGTAGCGTTCAAGTTCGACGTCCACAGATGCCAACTTCTTAAGCTTTCTCTTGTTCAACTTTGCGTCTCCAATGATAACATACATTAAGCTCCGGTCGCACTTGAAACATGTAGCAGTGCTCATAGTGTGGCTGCTGCCCTAGCTCCGAGCAGTTGTTACAGCTAGCACATTCCTCTCGCAAGAAGTCACGTCTAGCTTCAGCTGTCTCAACAGCCTTCTCGTAGTCGAATGGTTCGCTCATATGTCTGACGTCGTGTTAAGTAAGAAGTCGATGTCATCTCTGGTAGCGTGCGGCATTGACTGCTCAGGAGGGACACCCGCAAAGAACTCCTTCTGCTGATCGTAGCTACACCTTATGAATCGTGTTTCAATGTTACCCGTACCGTACCAGCGGCGAACGAACGACAGGTTCTGTATTCTGCTGTTAGAAGTGTTCGTTGCCATCGCCACCGCCGTAGTCCTCGTCTGTACCCCATCCTGCAGATGCGAGAGCACTTGCATGATCACCGTCCATGCTGTCATCAAATTCGGCTGGTGTGAACAGCTCGGGAAATGCATCTTCTATCTGCGTCAGTGCAGTCTCAATCCGCCCAGGATCAATTGTCCCGTTCAGTAGCCATCCATCGGGTGACAGGTTGCCATGTATGTCTTGTAGCACACCGTATGCCTCCGACACTGCCAGCTCTTTCGTCATCTGTTCTGGTGGTGCATCCAGGTTGACCATCGCTACAGGTGCGGGGTGCATATAGATATCATCCGCCATCTTTCTTCTCCTTTGAAAACGAATAGGGGAGACCGTAAGGCGTCTCTCCGTCTATGAATGATTGATACAGACCTAGTGCATCCAGCTGCCTGAAGATGTGAGCGCCAACAAGGTCAGGGTGCAGTGCAGCTATCGCGGCTCCGATGTCGTCGAAGAACACATCACGATAGCCATCATCGAACTTGCCACGGAAGTAGCTCATTCGAACAGCTCTTTCAACTCTGCTTCCATGCTCGTCAGCTCATCGACATATTCGTGCAGAACATTTCGGAATATCTCTACACGCATCAATTCAGTTGTGGAGACATTACTTGACAGTTCTAATACACTTAGATTCGCGGTCATGACTGCCCTTGCTCTTACGATTACTTCAATTAACTCTTTAACTGCCAAATCTATTGCCATTGTGCAACTCCTCGTAGGTTACTACGTACTTAGCGACAACTTGGCAGAATATGTGTATACTTCGCCGTCTCCAACGCCTTTGCCACTTCCATCTGATTCGCCAGACAGTCTAGGTAATTCTGTCTGGACACACCTGTGATCAGTAAGAGGGTAATACAGAGTGCTCCTACGATGATCAATGCCACTATCTCTGCCTTCATACGTTCTCCAATTTTTAAGGTGCCCCGAAGGACACCCTAGTTGTTTACCTTACAGGACAAGCACCCGTTGCACACTCATCGCCACCTTCGAATTGAGCACTCGAAATGGAAGTGATGATTGTGGTACTTGCAACGAGTTCGTCGTACTGCTCCTTTGTGATAGCCTCGTATGGCGCTTGTGTGAAGCCATGCTCGTTATGTAGCAAGAACGATAACGACTTATGATTGTTACGATAGTGCTTCAGCAGATAGTCCTTGATCTCAGGCAGCTCTTCCTTCTTGTAGTAGATCGTGCAACTGACACTATTATCTGACCACTCAGTCTGTAAACGCTTGATCCACTTCAACTGCTCCATTGCTGTCATCTGATCTGCAAGGATAGTGCCCTCTGGGTACGCGAACGGGAACGTCACAACGACAGTGTTGTAGTCGTCCTTGCCGTCATAGTCCTTCTGGTACTCCACAGGATAGCCATGCTTACGACAGACTTCCACCAACTCATGACCAGCTGCAATCCGAATACGGCGTACCATGTACTGTGAGTAGCCGGGATGAACACCTGGAGTAACACCAGGAAGCAACGACAATGTGCCGCTAGGCTTCACCGTAGTAAGCTTGATCGAGGTGTTCAAGTCTTTCAACTCTGAGTAGCGCTCATCGTAGTTACGCAAGTGAATGTAGCCATCGCTCATCCAGCTAAGTTGCTCCTTGCTTGCCTGAAGGATACCTGTGAGGCCGATACCCATGCGCATGTTCTGGTGAACAATCTGATCTGTCTCCGGGTGGTGACACGGGATCAGCAATGAATGCTTGTTCACACGATACAACAACTCGATCAGATCGAAGAACTCTTCACGCGATGTGATGTTCGGCAGGAATATCTCCGCCAGACAACACGTCTCGTATGGAGCAAGAGACTGCTCCGCACAGGGATTGTATCCTTGAACCTCAGGATCAGGGTACTCATCCTCACCTAGACGTCCAACCTTGCGAGACAAACGCAGATTGACAAGTCCGTATGGCTCACGCGGATTGCCCTTATTATCAGGCGAGTAGGTATCCCAGAAGTACTCGTGCAGATCACGAATATCATCGCATGCAACCGAGTTGTTACTCATAGCACGCCATGCTGGAACGTTACCGATATCGAACCTCTTAGCAAGCAGGAACTCGATATCGTCAGGATCGCCAATTGCTATCTGTGCACTGCGTCGGACATTCCCTGCCACAATTACATGTCCGATGATGTTCATGATATCGAGGCAGTCGATCGGCCTTACTTTCTTCCCAGAGCGTCGGAGTAGTACTTCCGATATTTTTCCAACTCCCCAAACGAGATCTTCTGGACCTGAAGCAACACCTCCAAAGCCCTTAATCGGCGTTCCCTTACCACGCACAACTTGTGTGGAATACGTGAACGTCCCTTTCTCTTTCCTTTCCGAAAGGAAGGCGGCTTTGAGAGTTTTAGCAAGGAACCTAACCCAGCCTTCCCTACTATCAGGTATAATGAAGTCTGCTCCCCCGTGATCAATGCGTGTAGGCGCTCGAAACCACTCTCGGACTGCCGGTAGTTTGTCAACATGTTTGGCCTGTATATTGTAGCCCACACCTGAGCCAAGTGCGAGCATGTCCATCGTCCACGTGAAAGGAACGATCGGGTGATCCACGACCACGAATGCACAGTTCTGCAGACTGGCCAACCCAAAACGTTCAACTGTATGCGTTCCTAATTGCCATAGGAACCGTCCTGCAACGCTACCCTTCAATTCCAACAGATACTGTCTAAGGCGCAATGATTCTGCTTCCGAGAAGTCACAGGTCAACTGATTGTTACAAGCATCGACGACACGATTGATTGTGTCTTCGAACTCCTCTGTTGGACCGCTGTTACCTTCCAGATGCCGACTGTACGTCCTCTTATATGTGAGATAGCCTACGCTACTCCAGGGAGTTTTAGACATGTTGCTCCTTTTACATTGGTTGGAAGTCTTCTTCAGGTGAAGAACTTGCCGCAACCAGTCTACCGGTTTTATAGTTATAGTAAGCGCCTCTTACGGTACCAGTCAAACCCGTATGCCTACATTTGAGAACACGCATCTTGATCGTGTTACGCGTCATGTCATCGTCAGCCGTCATGTCTCTGGCAAAGCTAACAATATCGAAGGATATCTGCTTGATACTACCACTGCCCTTGATGTCATCAACACTTGGCAATTTGCCTTCCTCAAACGACTTTCCGCCTACTGGTGCTTTACGTAAGTGCGATATCAGTCCGATCCATGTTGGATGTCGCTTGACTATCCGTTGCATGGTATTCATGATCTTGTCTATCGCCTCGTTTCCAGACAGGCCCTCAGTTCCCTCAGACACAAGGATTGTTATATGGTCGATGAACAGGTACTTACAGCCCATCAGACACATATACTCTAGCTTCTCGGTGATGCTGTCATCATTCATACTGCCCTGGTGGTCTAGCAGCAGTACACGATCACTACCGAACACTGCATCGAAACCAACCTTCAGCTCAGGTAACGGTATCTCCTCATCTGCAGGGTTACGTAGCAATTGCATGCCAGATAACTTCCTAGCTGTCTCAGCAGGTGCTTCTTCAAGGGATACAATCCCGATCTTAGCATCGGTGGTCTGCAGTATGTGCAGCATGATCTCTCGCTGCATGGTGCTCTTGCCTGCACCTGTGCCTGATATGAACAGAGAGATTTCACCCTCTCTCATACCCTTCAGTTTCTCATTGAGGCCGCCCAGACAATCTGGATACGGTACAGATGGCAATGAGTTGTACTCTTCAAGTGCAGCCCACAGCTTATCCTTGTCGATCACTCCAGATGGAATGAATCGTTCGGCATCCCATATCTTAGTGAGCAACTCATCAGGGCCATGCACCGTTAGCATCTTGTTGGCGTCTTTGACAGGCAACTTACAGACTTTTACCTTGTCGACACCAATGATCTTGATGGCCTTAGCGAGTATCTCATTACCTGCCTCATCATTGTCCAGACACAGAACAACCTCGCCGAAACTGCGAAGCCACTCTCTATTTGCTAGGATTGCAACATCAGCGAATGCCTTAGCTGAGGGTAACGATACAACAGGATAAATCTTGCCGTACTTCTTCATGTATGCCTGTGCCACACTAAGTGTATCAACTTCACCCTCAGTGATTACGACACGCTTGCCACCACCCTGGAAACGCTCCTTACCGAACAGTGTCTTGCACTTACCGATCGAATAGAATGCCTTCGGTATCTTTCTAACCTTGTAGGCATCGCCCTCGTAAGGGTAGTAGTGTTCATTGATCTTGCCATCTGATCCGAAGCCCACGCGGACATCGTAGAACTCACAGACAGCCTTATCAATACCTCGACCAATTGCCTGCACAGGAAACTGTTTCACCTCCTCGGCAGTAGTTGGCCCCTTGACGTAATTATTCTTGACAGGTTCTGGTGTCTCCTTTTCCACAACCGTAGTGCCTTTCTTGAAGTACTTCTGGCATACAAAACAGAATGAACTTCCATCCTCGTACACCTGGCGTCCGTCACTGCTACTGCAATCATCATTGATACAAGGCTGATTAGCCTTGACGATTTTCCCCATCTGTCGCTCCGTTAGTGGGTAATGCGTGTTTGTCAACACCCATGAGAGCACCGCCGAACAACAGCAGTGCCATCGCCATTACCATATAGTCGGCAGCTGTCCATGCTGCTTGTTGCGCAGATAATACTGCGCCCAACATTGTAAAGATCACTGCCAACATCACGCAAAGTTGCCCAATGAATTTAAGCAAGTTTCTTCCTTTCTACTTTCAAATTACTGAAGTTGACATTCAGCAGCCACGTGTGTCCGTACGCAATCGCCAACTTATAGACAGCTACAACGTCTAAGGCGCGCTTGTCATAGATAGCTAGGTGTTGTTCAGCCTTACCTACAAAGTGCTGATTTACCTTACTGTACACTGGAGCTGCCCAGAGTTCAAGGTGTTTGTTGTAAAGCTTGTGCTGATACACGATTGCTCCAGTCGTCTAGCCGTTGTTTGTGCCTTTCTGTAATCCTCTCAGATACCTTCCAGGTTACAGCCTCCATGTAGCCATTGTACCAACGATCCTGATTAACGAAGCACTCGACATGCATCATCGTCCATGCTTCCGCGTAACCAAGAGTGCCACGCTTGTGATACTCTTCCAGGCAGACAAAGTCGAAGTTGTTCAGACCGTACTGCTTGACGTCAATCACGAGCTCCTTGCTAGAACTTGTGTATGAACGCCAGGTTGTTTCCTGCCCTTTGACTTTTCCTTTCGTCGATACGTATTGCTTGCTACCAATGTACGCTCGCCCATTCACCTTGTTGCGAATCAGATAGATAAAGCCAAAGCAATTCTTCTGATTCATAAGCTCTGGAAAGTCCCAGTGTCCATTGGGTTCTTCAGTGTAACGGGACTTACGCGGTCGCGTGATGATGTTCTCTTTGCTAGACGCCTGTACTGGCGTGATTATGCCAGTGTCAGTGTCCATGAGAACTGGAGTTATTCTCAAGCTACCGATTGACATTCGGCCTCCGAAACAAACAGCTTTGCAGCGGTTACCGAGGCAAACGAACGCTCTTCGGGCTCACCCTTTTTTCTTAAATAGATAGGGGCTTCGTTGATGTATTTGATAATAGTCCACGGCCCTTTTGTACGTAACACAGGGCAATACGGCCCTTCGTCATCTTCGTTGCGCCAACCGTCTTCTTCCATATACATGGACATTACGTTACTCCTCTCTATGCTCGTTTTCGTGTCTGCGTTTCTGTCACCCTATCTTGAGTGACATGCCGGTCGCCTTGACCGCTGTGGCTTGCGGAGTGGCTGCAGGCGCGGCGATTGGGGGCGCGGCGATACTCGCCCCATGGGGTGCACCCGCGTCCGGCAGCGTGGCAGTTTTGGCCGGTGCTGCCAATTTTTCCGCCTCTCCTTGTGCCGCAAGGGACTCCGAAATAGACGAATCCATGCTCAGGACTGTCTGAACAATCTCCCAAGACCTACAGCTGAAGAAGTCATCCTCGTGCTTCTTGAGATAGAGCATCGCCCCGTTACTCTGGAGATAGTTATACCAGTCTGTCGGGTAGAAGCTCATGTATTGCTCGACAACAACTTCCTGCATGTCGAACTCCGTACTACAATCCACTAGCAGCTTCTCAGCCTTAACAGGGCCAACACCTGGAATTCCAGGTATGTTGTCAACGCCGTCGCCCTTGAGCAGCTGCTCATAGAAGAACCGTAATGCGAATTCCTCTGTGATCTCTTCTATCACATTGGTTTTCATATTGTAGTACAGCCCAGGGATACACTTCAGATCCTTGTCAATAGTGCAGATAACATAAGGCATCTCTGCAAGACGAGCTTGCTCCGCCCATATCCGCATCAAATCGTCGGCCTCCATATTGACAGCCTCTACTGCCAGACCTTCGTCCACAGCCATTCCTCTTAGTACTGGTACGAAGAAGTTGGACTGCCGAGGATCCTTGTGCCGGTTCATCTTGTATTCTGGATACAACAGATTCCTAAAGTTATGCTGACTCTTTACAGCCATCAGGTGGTCTGTTGCAAATACACAATCGAGCAAGTCTTTAGCCTGACGCTGGAAATTATCCCACGACTGACCCAAGTACTCTGCATCCTCTGCCATAGTGTATTCTTTGTTTGCCTTTACAAGATTGCCCTTGTCGTTGAGGATTAAGTTAACAGCCTCATCTGGCTTGAACCTTGTCTTGCACGCGTGATAAGCGAGCACATCACCGTCTATTATTGCCAGCATCAGTATCCTCTCCGTTGTACTTCTCACTCAAGCCGCGCCAGCGAATGGCAACCCAAGGAATCATCTTTCCCTGGGGATTCTTGTAGTACCAAGCAAGACCATCCCAATAGTGTCGCTTACCACAGATACACTCTGTTGGATACCAACCTACTCTATGCGGGTTTACACTTGGCGGATACCAACGTGTGTACTTACTCACTAGCGCAGCTCCTTTATCAACTGTGGTATTACGAATAGTGCCGTCCAGTTCTCAACATTCGCAGGGCAAACATTGATTGTGGTCAGCCCGTGTGTAGTACCATCATATTCGATATCGTCTGTCAATACCCAGCATACAGGATCTAGCGGGTACAGCTCTTCTAAAAGGCTACGCGTATAAGCCTCCAGCCAGACATCAGAAGGACTGAGCGAGGGATCACCGAATTGCGTATCTGTGACAGTTGCAATACGTTGCACTACAGCCTCGAACGTCTCTGAAATTTCACTCATAGCGCACCCCTCACTCTTGAATCGAAGATGACAGCCTCCATTTTGTAACGCCTTACTTTGTAACCCTGCTCTGCCAGTGCCAGCACCAATGCGATCATGTTTCTGTTCAACAGCTCGTAGTCATGTGAATGCCCTGTCATGAACATATCATGGTCAGAGACTACGAAATACCCGTCTTTGCTCATTAAAAGATCAGCTACCTTGAACTTGAAAGCCTCAGCTAGCTCAATCAGTTGCCTCTTGTAAGCATCAATTACAGGATCAATTGCGACGTGTGCCTCGTAGTACTTAGTCTTCAGCTTCTGTGTCGCCACTCTTAGCCTCCGTCACATCGATCACACCGATATCAGTAGTTAACTCTTTAAGTTCCTCGATTGTTAATCCGAGAAGTGTGCCTTGAGCTACCCCTGTCAAAGCCTCACAAGCAAGCTGCCATGCTTCGATTTCATGCTCCAGATCGAGCACCCTGACGTGTTGCAGGTTATCCTCATAGGACAACCAGTGTAGACAGTACGTTGTTATCACCTTCTTTTTACTCCATCTGAAATTTTCCAAAGGATCCCAACCGTTGCCGGCACAGTTCCAGCACCTAATCCGTCCGTAGCTAGTCTTGCTTGTGTAGCCAAGACCATTACATACAGGACAAGTACTCATCAGTGCACCTCATACCAGTTCTCTCCTATCTTAGCGTCACCGTTCATTATCTGGACACCAAACAGCTTCGGGCCATCTTTAAAAGCCTGCTTCCCGATAGCTGCAGCCTCTACCGCGTGTTCGTCCGGCACAAGGAAGTCTTCCTCATCGTGCATAAACATTACGGGCCAATACTCGATACCCTTCTCTTCTAGCCGCTCCATTGTTAGCATCACTGCAGCCGCACATGTTGCCTTCTCGCAAGCTTGCAGAAGATAGACCAACAACTTATGGAAGCTATCACAATAGATGCGGTTGCCACCAATACCTGGGATATAGCCGTCACCCCATTGCTGCGTCTTGCCGAAGATGTTTTCAAGCTTCTCCAGCAGCTTCTTGAATCCAGGAACAGCCTTGGTGAACAGTGACTTTAGCTTCTTACCGCGTTTCTCATCTGGCTTATCAAAGATGTAACTCCAGAGTTTGCCTCCGGAAGCACCGAACAAGAACGCATATAGAATACGTTTAGCTCTTGGTCGTGGTACAGTGTGCTTGATACCCATCTCTGCCAAACATTGTGTCAACACATCGGCGTTGTACTGGTGAATGTCGCCATTCAATAGCGTCTGAGTGAACTCCTCGCTCTCTAAGTAGTGCGCCAATCCACGTGCCTGATTACCTGCAGAGTCACAGCCAATCAACTTCCATCCAGGTAGCGTAGTGAACAGTGCGCGCATCTCTGGACCAAGCACCGACTCAGCAGCTGGAACATTGACGATGATACTATGCCGTGCACGCATACTAGGCGTACCGATTGTCATACAGTCGCCGTGTAAAATGCCAAGCCCAGGAGGACACAACGGATTGTTTCTATCCACCTTCTCAAGCCAGCCCTTCAGGATGCTATATCGTGATTTCGTTGTTAAGAAGTCACAATACAACTTACCATCCCCTTCCATACACTGCAGGCTGTCCTCCGTAATCTTACCAGAGGTGTTCACCTTACGGCCTGTATTAGGATCGACTTTCGTGTTATACTCTGTCGGAATCCAATCGTGCCTGTAAAGGAAGATCTTTACATCATCAATGCTGTCGATATCGAGTGGTACAATCTCGACGCGACTGTATGGTCCTTCAACTAGACGATTCCAATCCTGACCAGTCATAGGGTCGATATTGAACCACGTAGCTAGATGGTGATAGTATGCTCCAATCTTTGTCCACTTAGCTTCCTTCCATGGGACAACACCATTCGCCTTGTCTACTGCCACAGCTTTGAAACCTAGCTTCGGTAGAATCTTAGCTCGCACGACGTCCATCTCAATTGTCAGTTTTCCGAACAGGCTCTCAGCAGCTGCAATGTTGAATGGCCAACCACGTAATGATGCTTGTGCGACGAACTTAGCTGCCGCATGCTCAGCCTTCAGGTAGGTACGAATTATCGGCTCTCTTGCTGCTTTCTCCTTCAACTCTTTGCCGAGTACATTGTAGACCTTACCACCAAGCTCCATGTCTCGCTTCCAGTACTCCAGCATCTCTTCAGAATACTTAGAGAAGAAGATGGCAGGATCACCAGTGTCTCCTTTAGGATAACCTAGGTTCTCACCCCACACTTCAAGGCTGTGTCCTCGGTTTCCGAAACGTTTGTAGTCCTGAACTTGTGACATCAGCAATGTATCTATGATCATCAACTTTTTAGGTGGCTTCCAGCCTGTCAGTTTCTCTAATGCCGGAATATCAAAGCCCAAGAAGTTATGTCCAACGATTTGATCGGCTTCGTCGAACACCTTCTGCCAACCAAGGTCTCCTTCAAGCCAATACTGCACAACGCCTGTGTCAATGTTCTTGACTCCAACAATCCACAGGCGTGTGCATTCTTGTAGGAGTCCATTTGTTTCAATGTCACTTATGTAACGAGCCATTTGGACTCCAGAAATTTACCGCTTAACGAATGACAGGATTTCAGCGGTGATGTGCTCACCTTTAGGTCTGTTGTCGTTCAAACAACCATGAAGCTCAGCATCAAGCAGGATAGCTGCACCTGCCATCAGATGACCCAGATGGACTACATGACTATCTGCTGCGCAGTCCTCCCCGCTATACCACGCGAGTAGGTGACGCATCATTGCATCATAGAACACTGTGGCAGATACTTGGCTGTCACGCCAGTTGGTCAGGCCATACTTGTTCACACCATCTTGCATCGCCGTACCAAGTGCTAACAGTGCAATCGGCGGGATACCAGACATCTGTGGTTTGCCGACTGCAGCTGCCGTCTTAGCATTGTTATCAATCAAGTGCTGTGGACCTTTAGCGATCTCACGTAGCACCTCATTGAACGACTCAGCTGCACCTGCAAAGTCATGCACGACGTTAGGAACCTGAGGCTCGACAGGATGTTCAGTGACATGAAAACCATCAGTCTCCTCTAGTGCGTTGTATGTCTTCTTAGGAAACACCCAAGAATTATCACGCTCTAGTTTTGTTTGCCAACCTAGGAAATCATCCTCTGTGAACAACGGGGCATGCTTCGATGCAGGCTCCAGGTTATCGGCGATATCGATGCGACCTGCCTTGTTCGGTACGAGCCTCACCATGTTGACAGCTCTGTCGAAGTTGGTTGTTATCTCGAGACGACGACGTGTTTCCCAATTCCAGACTTCATAGTTGTACCTCATTCAATCTCCCCGTTGTCAAACTTCTGTTGAGCCTCGTAAGGCTTGATGAACTCCTCATACAACATTTGCTTCGTCTTTTCGAGTGCACCTACCACCTCGTCGTAGCGTGACTTATCACGCATACCCTTAACGTAACCGCGAGCGATCACATTAAAGGCATACGAGAGTTCACGAGAGTTAACCAACTGGCAATCACCGATAGGTGACACATCAATACTATGCCGTTGCTTCTTCGTGATGTGCGACATATCAGAACGGAATGTCGTCGTCAGGAGGGGTATCGCTGTCCGCCATCTCTGGCGCAATCGTCTCGGTCTCGCCTTCATCGTCGAAGTCATCATCTCCGCCGCCCTTCTTAGGCACATAGACAATATGCTTGAGCAGCTGAATCTTCATCAGTACAGATGCGAGTTGCTTACCCTCGACGCCCTCCTTCTCGTACTCGTACTGAAACACGCGTACGTTTCCAATGGAACCATTGCCAATAGATGTAGGATCAACTGGCTTCAGATTGGCTCCAACAACCTCAACAGGCTCAGACTGTGTTCCGTCTTTCTTGATCGACTTCTTCTTAAGGTGCGCAAGCCATTGCTTCTTTCCGGCTGCATTGAGGATCGGTTCTCCTTCGTTATCCTCACCGGCCTTGTAGACCATCAGCTTGGCTTTGACACCTTCAGCTTCCCAGCTCTTCTTCACCTCGATATCAGAGGTTCGGATCTGTACTTCCCACGACGGATTCGTCTTGTTGAACTTTTTGGAAGGACGCTTAGGATCAAGGTAGGCGTAGTGGAGTTCACAGTTCTTCAGAATAGGCATTTTGTTTCTCTCAGTTTAGTTATTTTGGAGTTGCTCTTGGATCGTTTCCAAGAGTATTTGATTAATGCTGTCGTCATTAGGCACATAATATGCTACAGCCAGTTCGTTATTCATGACAATCAGAATCTCGAATAGGTTGCAGTCTGCGTGAAACTTTACAGATTCCCAACACCAGCCATACGTTGGCTTGCCATCGTTAAGGACACCCTCCTTGTCCTCACAAAGCAGCCCCTTCTCTTTTGGTTCTAATACGCACGTGGTGATATCATCAGTGGCGTTGTCGATCAGAACACTATATGACATATCGTCGGCATACTCAGGATGCGCGATGAAATACGCTCCGTCAGCTTCTCTCAAACTCGTCGTTACATCCAAGAGATGTCGTTTGACTGCTTGATCGACGATAGCGTCACAATCACTTGGCCACTTGATCGTTATCATGTGTGTCTCACCATCTGCACAGCTTCACGCAGTTGATCACAGAGATCCACAAGTTCATGGTCAGATATCTTTCCCTCTATGACCTGCAGCTCGAACATCGCGATCTCAGGATTCGTAGTGTTGATCCATAGATTAGCCAGTGGGATTGCCTTATCATTGCGTTCAGCAAAGAACTCCAACTTACCGTTTACCACTTCGTCTCCTTATGCAAAACAATACTCGCTATCGATAACAAGACTGATATCGAGGTTTCCACATGGAACTTCCTTCATGTCGATCTGGATGTCTTTCATTACAGAGAAGATCGGATTCTCTTTATACAACTCATGAAACGTTTCTCTCACAGCGACATACAGATCTGGCATATCAGCTGCTAGACAGCCGAAGCTGTCATGAATGGTTGTTATATCGAAAGGACACGCATCAATTGTCAGCATCAAGTGCGCAGCATCCAAGCTGTGAATGATGTTAGGCGCAGCTCCTTGTGCCTGTCTACGCTTACTATGCTTCGTCTCTTCGATGAAGCAGATGCTGACCTGATAGGTGTTGATGAAATGACCAGTGTTTAGTCGCTCACCTATCTGCGGACCATACTGAATCCATTGCTTCTTGACAGTGCCCTCTACATAATGCTGTACAACTGGGAAGTCAGTTTTAGGTACAGTCCAGGCAAGAAACTCACCACGATCCTCTGCAGCCTTTCCTGCCTTCTCAAACAGCGATAACAGGCGCATCGGCTTAGCCATCGATGAACCACAGGAGTCAAACACAGTACGACCCATGTATGCTCCCCACTTATGCGTCATATGCATCAAAGCGGGGATACCATGTTTTCGTGCATCCTTGATCTGTTGCTCGCCAAGACCATATGATGTTCCACCATAAGGCAGAGTCATGACATTACGCTTCAGTATCTTCCTACGATGCTTCCTGTCGGTTATCTTACTCCAGAATATCGGAGAGGATATCTCGATGTACTCCTTGTTCTGTCGTTTGAAGCTCTGAAGCTTCTCGACTAGCTTCTTACGTAGCTCCACATCAGCAGCGTGTTCATGCACCGCACGCATCTGATCCACCAATTCCTCGATGACCTCTTGACACTGCTGCTGCAGGTCTAAAGGAATCTCCATCAGGTTCTTATGTATTTCGTCCCATA